ATGCACACTGGGATCCATTAACTGGGGTGCGTTTCGTAATCCAGAAGACATGCGTAGAGCTTGTCGCATCTTGCAACGTAGTCTATGTAATATTTTAGACTATCAGGATTTCTTATCAATACAGAGCAAACTCAGTAACGATGAAATCCAACCACTCGGTATTGGTATTACTAATCTTGCCTATTGGCATGCTAAAAGGAGCCTTAAGTATGGAGACAAAGATGCGTTGGCGGAAGTTAAAGTTTGGATGGAGCATCAGGCCTTTTATCTTACAGAAGCCACAGTTGAACTTGCCAAGGAGAGAGGCAAATGCCTAGACAGTGATCACACTCGTTATGGTCGAGGTCAATTCCCCTGGGAGCTACGAGCCAAGGGTGTAAATGATTTAACAGACTTTACTCCAGAATTAGACTGGGAGGGACTACGAATTGAGATGAAACAGCACGGAGTCCGCAATGCTACATTAATGGCTATTGCCCCTGTAGAATCCAGCAGTGTAGTGATTAATTCTACTAACGGTATTGAAATGCCCATGAGCTTGATAACTACCAAAGAATCAAAAGCCGGATCGTTTACACAGGTGGTTCCCGAATACAATAGACTGCGTAATCGATATCAATTAATGTGGGAACAAACTGATTGCACAGGTTATTTAAAAACCGCAGCAGTATTAGCAGCCTATGTTGATCAAAGTATTAGTACCAACACATTCTACAATCCAGCACACTTTGCGGATCGTAAAGTTCCAACTACATTGATTGCTAAAAATTTGATGCAGTCACATGTATGGGGATTAAAAACATTCTACTACAGTTTGATCAACAAGGCTGGCAGCAAACAACAGGCAGAACTGACACCCGAAGTTCATTATAATGGATTTCACAACGAAAGAGAATTAATCGAAGACAGCGAAGACTGCGAGGCATGTAAACTATGAGTCAAAAACAATACGATTTAAATACCAAAACAGATTATCTCAATCGTAAGATGTTTCTCGACCCTGCGGGTCCAGTGACTATACAACGATTTGAAGAAGTAAAATACAAAAAGATTGCAGATTTTGAAGCTACTGCCCGAGGATTTTTTTGGCAACCAGAAGAAATCAGCCTAAGCAAAGATGCCAACGACTTTAAAGACGCCAGTGACGCAGTTAAACATATCTTTACCAGCAATCTATTAAGACAAACAGCACTGGATAGTCTACAAGGTCGTGGGCCCAGTCAAATCTTTACGCCGGTTATAAGTCTACCAGAATTGGAAGCATTGGTTTATAATTGGACATTTTACGAAACAAACATACACTCAAAGAGTTACAGTCATATCATACGTAATATCTATAATGTGCCTAAAGATGTGTTCAATACAATTCATGACACAGAAGAAATTGTTGGCATGGCATCAAGTATTGGTCTTTACTATGATCGACTACACATGATCAACTGTCGCAAAGAGCTACAGGAAAAATTCCCAGAACAGGAACATATTAAAGCTATATGGTTGGCCTTACATGCTTCATATGCGTTAGAAGCATTCCGCTTTATGGTATCATTCGCTACAAGTTTAGCAATGGTTGAGAACAAGATTTTTATTGGCAACGGTAATATTATCAGTTTGATCCTACAAGACGAACTGCTACACAAAGGTTGGACTGCATTCTTGATCAATCAAGTGATCAAAGAAGATTCACGCTTTGCTAAGGCAGCACAAGAATGTCAGGAAGAAGTAATTCAAATCTATAAAGACGTAATTGCTGAAGAAAAGGCCTGGGCAGAATATCTATTCCAAAAAGGGCCTGTGATTGGTTTAAATGCAAATATTCTCAAAGAATTTGTAGACTACACTGCTGTTGGTGCACTCAAAGATATTGGAATTAAATATTGGGAGCATGCTCCTAAATCTACTCCAATACCATGGTTTAACAAACATAGTGATACAAGTAAAAAGCAAACAGCTCTGCAAGAAAATGAATCAACTAATTATGTTATTGGTGCTATGAGTGAAAATCTTGACTACGATGCTCTTCCGGCTATATAATAAACTATGTATAAAGCACAATTCAAAAGAAGCAACCCCTACGAATCTTGGACAACCATAGGACACTATGGCAACGAACAATCAGCTATGGCTGCTGCCCTGCAGTATAAAACCAAAGGTATGCTAATGGTTCGAGTCACTGACAAGAACGGCGGCGTTGTCTACACTGGTTAACACAAAAGGAAACAAATGAAAGCAATTGTATGGAGCAAATATCATTGCCCCTACTGCGATCAAGCAAAAGCATTACTGACACAAAAAGGTATTGAATTTGAAGAGCGTAAAGTGGGCGATGGTTATACCAAAGAGGATCTACTCGAAGCTGTGCCCACAGCTCGCACAGTTCCACAGATATTTTTAGATGACACGCTGATCGGCGGATTTAACGAATTACGAAAACATTTACAAGGATAATATGTTAATTGACAAAGGTGTTTCAGAAGGTGAAATTGTTTCTATTAAAACAACAGGCGGCGAAGAACTAATTGCTAAGTTAGTAGAAGAAACTCAAGCACATTATAAACTATCACGTCCTATGAGTCTAAGCATGGGTGCGCAAGGTATCGGGATGATTCCTTTTATGTTAACAGCGAATCACGATAAAGAACTAAAACTACAGAAATCTGCGATTTCAGCAGTTGAAGTCACGGATAAACAGTTTGCAGATGCTTATATACAACAAACTACAGGGATTAAACTGGCTTAAATAGTAGTATGGCATTAACTACCACTCCGACAATTAGCCCAAGCCCGGCGGCAGGTAACACTCCTAATGGGCCTTTTCCAGCTAACCCGGTAAATCACACTCATCCGTTCACAGCAATTACAGGTCTTAGATTTGGTACTAACGGTCGTGTTGAACCAGTATACGATGCAGCCAATGTCTATGCCAACGGTGTAATAATTTCTCTTTACAATGCAGCTACCACAGAAGGTACTTTCTCTGCTGTTACTGTACCTAGAGTTACTGTGGTGGCAGCTGTTCAGAACGTCGAAGGAGACGACGACAATACTGCAGGTAAAGCAGAAGCTGATAGATTTTTAGCAGAAGGACGTATAACTAAGCAAGAATATACTGAGCTTACTACTACTCCAACTCCTAAAACTGAAGGAGTTGCTCCCGGTAAGCCAGTTCAAGGACAAGATTCTGCAGCAGTTACCGGAGATATTTCGTTTGCCACAGTACTAACACCCAATGGTACTACTCTAGGAACTATGATTAAAAATGTCACGTTTCCGAGAACCATAGCCCAACTATCAGAATGCAGCCCTTTAGTGTCGGGGCCACAGGCGGTGGTTAATAATTTAGCAGCTCTGGCGCTGAATGTATACGAACCAATCAAGGCCAAATATCCAAATGTATCTATTACTAATAGTTATAGACACGGTGCCAGCATTGGAGGTGGTCAGCATGGTACAGGTCAGGCTGCAGATTTTCAATTTCGAGGAGTAGGCGCACACGACTACTATGATATTGCTGTGTGGATTAGTAAAAACGTACCCTACGATCAATTATTGCTGGAATATCTGCCAGGCAAAACTGTGTGGATACATCTAAGTTATGCCATACCCGGATTGCCTTACGGTGGTTCAAGTGTAAGAAAAAATAAAGGCATAGCCAGTACGCTGGCAACCTTAAATGGAGCGGCTGGAGGTAAATTTACTCCGAATCTGCACTCAGACATTATTGTCAGTGCAGTACCTAACAGAGTAGTGGCTGCTTAATGAAAAAATTATTTTGGAACATATGTGGATTTATCAGCTTAGGGCTTGCCTACATAGGAGTTATTACTCCGGGCATGCCTTACTCAATCTTTGTGGTATTTGCTGCCTATTGCTTTAGCAAAGGTAGCGAACGCATGCATCGTTGGATTTACAATCACAAACTGTTTGGACCGTTCCTAACCAACTGGGGACAGAAGCGTGTGTTCCCAACCAAAATGAAATTCTTTATGTTGGTCATGATGACATCAAGTTTAGTCATAATGTATTTCACTGGAGTAAAGCCTATTGGTATCTTAAGCACTGCGGTGTTTATGGCTATCGTTGCTGTGTGGGCATGGCGTTTTCCAGGATCAGTTACAGAATGGCAATACAGAATAGACAACAACAAACGAGTTGGTTGGCTAAAATAATTTCTTTATTTTCACAATCAGATATCTCCGTTAAAGAGAACTATAACTAATAATAAGGCCACTATATTTGGTCTGTAATTAAAGGAAAACACAATGAAACAACGCATATTGATCATGGGCTTGCCTGGCTCTGGAAAAACCTATTTTGCAGAGCGGCTCAAACAATATTTGGAACAGCATGGTACCACTCAGCACATTCCTGAAATAATGCCCATCACTGGACTTAATGCCACAGTGACCTGGTTTAATGCCGACGATGTACGCCGCAAGTATAATGACTGGGACTTTTCAAAGGAAGGACGTATCAGACAAAGTCTGCGTATGTTGGAGTTTGCTTTAAGTTCAAATACTGACTATGTGATCTGCGACTTTGTGGCACCTATACCTGAAATGCGCAACAACTTCAAGGCCGATTGGACCATCTGGATGGACACCATCGAACAGGGTCGCTTCGAAGACACCAATAAAATGTTTGTGCCACCGGAAGTGTATGATTTCCGCATCACCGAACAGAACGCAGAAAAGTGGGCTGAGTTTGTGGGGTCGCACATTATAGACAAACAACGCAGGCCGACCTTTGATTGGCAGAAAGAAACAGTACAAATGTTAGGACGTTGGCAACCTTGGCACGCTGGCCATCGTGCGCTATTTGAACGTGCCATTGCCAAAACTGGGCAAGTAGTGATACAGATCCGTGACTGCCAAGGCTGGCAAGGCTCAAATCCTTTTGCTATAGAACAGGTAAAGAATTACATCCGTAGAGATCTAGATCCACTCTTTCAAGGTCAGTATGAAATACAAGTAGTACCTAATATTGTAAACATCACCTATGGCCGTGATGTCGGTTATAAAATTGAACAAGAAACATTTGATGAAGCGATCCACAGTATTAGTGCTACAAAAATACGCAAGGAACTAGGGCTTGAGTGATTCTGCCGCTAGGAGTATAATAAAAACTGTAACTTGGCGAGTTACTGGCTCTTCAGCAACATTTTTAATTGCTTATATAATGACTGAAAATTTTGCAGTTGCCGGAATAATTGGGATAGTACAATTAATATCTAATAGTATACTATACTATATTCACGAACGGGCATGGAATAATATTAAATGGGGTAGAAAAAAGTATGGCTAAAATAACTTTAGAAGAATTGTGTGATATTGCATTTGCAGTAGAAGAAGGTGATCCATTTGATTGGGGAGTTTTTAAGAAAGGCCAAGAAGAAGCAATGAAAATGATCGGCGCAAGTGTTTTAGAAATGTTTGACAAAGACTCATACAAACCAGAAGAAAAATTAATCATGTTGGCTACCATTACAAAATTAACAACGGAAAATATGATTCTACATTCAAAATTATTATCTAAAAATGAGAACAATTGAACAATTAAAAGAAGCATTTGTTAATCTCAAGATTAAACCCACAGGATGGCTTGGAGATAGTCCTAGCAGATTTGATGCCTATCAATCATACGCTGGTAAAGTTGATCGCATTGTAGAATTAGGAGTTTATACCGGACTTAGTACAACAGCGTTTCTTATGGGCAAACCTAAAAAACTTAGAAGTTATGATCTATTGCCTGAAAATTTTATTGTAAAAAAAGATCTCATAGCCTTTGCTGAAAATAATAACATTGATTTTAAATTTATAGTAGGTAATAGTCTAGAAATAGAAATTGAAGAAACTGATTTATTGTTTATAGATACAGTTCACAAAAAAGAACATACTCTAGCAGAATTGAATAGACATGCGGGTAAAACACAAAAATACATTATGTTACATGATGTTGAATCATGTCCAGATGTTTTTGAAGCTGCTGAAGAATTTATAAATTTAAATCCAGAATGGACAATTGACCTATACTGTAAAAAAGGTGATGGTCTATTAGTTTTAAAAAAATAATAACATGAAAATAAACAATTTTTTCCCTACCAGAATTTTAACTGATTTTAATTTAGATTTTGCTGCTCGACTATTACCTCTTTGTGACAAATATACAGAAATGACACAGTCGGACTTGTTAAATGTTGGAAATTATCCTTCTACTTTGGCCAACGGTGATTTGAATGATCTAGTTAATAACGAACCAGATGTAAAAGAGTTCTTTGATATATTAATTGATACATATGCGCAGCCGCTCATTGAAGCCAAAGGCATAGAATTTGATAGATCCGTTTTTAAACCCTACGGATTTTTTAGCTCAATGAAAAAGAATGCATATTTGAGCAAACATGCACATCAATACTGTACATTTAGTGGTACGTTCTATCTAGATGTAGGCGATGATGTTCCAGCGTTGGTAATTCACGATCCAAGACCGCATTCAAAATTTGATTTTAATCAACTGCAGAGTCAAGTAATTGTTAGACCACAAAATGGACTGATTATTATGTGGGATTTTTATGTAGAACACGAAGTATTTCAAAAAACAAACGACCAGCCTCGAAAGGTATTTTCTTTTAATATATGAACATCAAGGGACATAAGATATCGGTTGAAGTGCCGTACTTCACTATCGACTTAAGCGAATATAATTATGAATTAGATATGGCAAGGAAAGCTGTTGAAGAACTACAGGCCAACGAACCAGGTATTGAATCAAACGTCAAGTCCATATATGTCAGTCCATATAATTCTCATATGCGCAATGACAAATTACATCCTCTTTGCAGGCTTGTTACAAAAATTTGCGAATTTATAACTGAAAATGCATTAGGTCAAAAATTAGAGTTTTCAGTGACAAATTGCTGGGCTGCAATATACGAAAAAGACGATTTCACAGTCATGCATACCCATTGGCCGGTATTGTTTAGTGCCGTGGTATATTTAGAATCCGATGAGGACAGTTCACCTTTAATTTTAGGCGACCAGATAAATGTTCCGGCAACTAAAAATACCATGGTAATTTTTCCAGGCTGGTTAGAGCACGAAGTATGTGAAACTGCTACACCACGTGTGGTTGTAGCAATGAATTTATCTGTGGCATTTGATAAAACCAATACTTGACAAATAATCAAAAAGATGCTTAAATAGTAGTACACACAGACAGAGGTAGTAAATAACATAAAAGGTAAAAGTAATAATGGTAACAGGTAAAGTAAAATGGTTTAATGATGCCAAAGGTTTTGGATTCATTACTCCCGACGATGGTGGCGCAGACTTATTCGCACACTTTTCACAGATTAATTCGAGTGGCTTCAAAAGCCTGCAAGAAGGACAGAGTGTAAGGTTTGAAGTAACTCAAGGCATGAAAGGCGCACAGGCAAGTAATATTCAGCCAGCCTAAAAACAGGAGGACTCATGGAACCAGATTTCAGTTTTGCGATTGGAGTTGTGGTAGTAACAGTGATATTTCTATTGGTCCTCTAAAAGAATTGTTGTAATTCCTTCGTAGTGAAGGCGTCGTGGACGGGAGTTCGATTCTCCCCGGATCCACCAAAAGGAGATTTAATGCCGGTTCAAGCATATTATTATTCAGAAGACGAATGGGATCGATTAGGTTGTGGTCCATTACCGCCTGAACGTAATAAAGAACTGGTTAATGAGTCTGCTTCTGATGGGTCCGACCGGTTTCGACATGGCGAGATAGCGAAAGAGGCAACACGAGAGTTGACTGACGTAATCAGCAAAAATAAGTAATCGCAAATGACGATTCATTTGACTTTGCAGCTATGAGCTTCACAGGTAACACTGTTAAGGGTTCAAAAGTTGCTGTTGCTGCCTAAAAAACAGCATAGTCTGGGGTAGTTATACCTTATAACCCAAAATAACAGAACCCGCTTCGGCGGGTTTCTTTTTGGCAAAAAAATATATTGACTTCTATGTTAGAAGTGCTAAAATATATCTACACAGAGAAATCTGTGCTTTTAAAAGGAAAATCAAATGAAATCATTTGTGATCGCTATTGCCTCTCTATTTGCAGTGTCTGCTTTTGCGCAGGCTCCTGCTAAGAAAGAGGAAAAGAAAGCTGATGCTAAACCAGCTGCTGCAGCACCTGCTGCAAAAGATGCTAAGGCAGCACCAGCACCTGCAAAGAAAGAAGCAGCTAAGAAGTAATTTTCTTTCGTTGTCGAAAGGGGTCTATATGGCCCCTTTTGTTTTATCGATATTAATTTTTTTAATGTCGATCATTAAAAAATACAATAGAAAAAACCTATTAAAAACTATTTACAATAGGTTTATCAAGGATATATAATGTATGTAAGAACACACAGTTCGAAAGCTATTTTTACACACAAGGAGATTTAAATGGCATCATTAAAAGGAAGTCGTACAGAAACAAACTTAAAAGAAGCATTTTCAGGAGAAAGCCAAGCTAACCGTCGTTATTTGTATTTTGCAAACATGGCCGATATCGCAGGCGCACCAGATGTAGCAGCAGTATTCCGCAGTACAGCCGAAGGTGAAACAGGACATGCACACGGTCATATGGAATACTTGATCACAGGTGGATCTGGCGAACCTGGAACAGGCCTTCCTGCCAAAACAGTAGCAGAGGCGCTGGAAGCTGCTATCCACGGCGAAACACACGAGTATACTGATATGTACCCTGGTATGGCTAAGGAAGCTCGAGATGAAGGTTTTGACGAGATCGCTGACTGGTTTGAGACTTTAGCCAAGGCAGAACGTAGTCATGCTAATAAGTTCACAAGAACCTTAGAAGCCCACAAGGCTAATCAGTAATAGGATCAGGAGTGTGCAGATCGTTGCATGGCATGATTGGTTAGATCGGCACATTCCTTATTATGCTGTAGAAAAACAACGAAGCCGCTACTTAGACAATCCACCTGCAGTTGTTTTAGTAGTGGATCCGGTGGATCGCAGTCGCAGGAAAAATCATCTTGGGTTTGTTTGGAATACTTGGGAGTCAATGAACACTGATATCCAAAATCTCGGATACAAATTTTCTCCAATATTTTTAGACAACGACACACATCAACGCTGGTATTGGGCATTTTGGAATGAACAAGAAGCCCTAATAACTGTATTAAAATTATCTTGACTTTGATCGCTTGAGAGTGTACAATAGTATTTGTATTAACACTTAGGAGTTTAAGTTGACCATGCATTTGGAAGGTCCGTGGCTTACTACCACAGGCAAAAAGAAGGGCAAGCAAAAATGGGCAAGTGCTGAAGCCAAACGCAAAGCAGAACAGCTGGAAGAAAATTGGCGAGCTCTCCAAAAACGTTGGGGTATTGAAGCTGAGGAAAAGAAACGGAAACGAGCCCTTTCGTCTGGCAACTACACCGGTCCAAAATCAGAGCC